ATCGTTTTAAGTCCTGGACCAATCATATTTGAATTAAGACGATTGTTAAAAGATTACACTTCTAATGATTATTTACTTTTATCAGGTGATCCTGCCGTTATTGGATTGGCATGTGCCATTGCATCTGATATAAATGGTGGCAGATTCAATCTTTTAAAATGGGACCGGCAAGAGAAAGTATATTACCCTTTAGAAATAAATCTCTACGAGAAAGGAAAGATAGATGAATAATATAAACTTTGAAAAAGATAGAATTGATTCGGTTACACAAATTGATTCTACAAAAACATTATCCGATGAAGTAATTAAACTTAGAAATTTAGAAGAACAAATAGCTGCTTCAGAAGATCATACAAAAACATTAAAAGAAAAAGCAAGAGAATTATCTCAAGGAGTCATTCCTGAAATGATGAAAGAGATGAACGTTACAAAATTAAAATTAAAAGATGGTGCTTCAATAGAAGTTACCAATTTTTATAGTGCCAGAATAACTCCTGATAAACAGGAATTGGCATTTAACTGGCTTCGAGAAAACGGCTTAGGGGACATTATTAAAAATGATGTCACTGTTACCTTTGGTCGTGGCGAAGATAACAAGGCAATGGCTTATGCTACCCTTGCAAAAGGTCAGGGCTATGAACCCATCCAGAAAATAGGGGTTCATAACCAGACTTTAAAAGCAGTGGTCCGCGAGCGTACTGAATCTGGAAAAGATATGCCCGCGGATCTTTTTAACACGTTTGTAGGTAACCAAACGAAAATAACTAAACGATAGGAGAAACTAGATAATGGAAACTAGAAGCGAGAAGCAAGTAGTAAAAAAAGAAGAAGCAGGTCTGCCATCAAGCGCTATGTTTGAAGCAGATGCTAAGTTAGGTTTTGAAAATGTAGATCAAGAAAGTGTTGCTCTACCTATTTTGAAACTTCTACAAAACGGATCAGGGGAGGCACAAAGAAAACATGCGAATTATGTTGAAGGTGCTGAAGCTGGTATGTTTTTTAATACAGTGACGAGAAAACTATATGACGGAGAAAAAGGCATATCAGTGATACCTTGTCATTACAGATTAGAATATCAAGAGTGGGCTGACTTTGGTACAGGCTCAGGAAGACCAGAAAATATATTTCCTGGTAATAGTGATATTCTTTCTAAAACATCAAAGGATGCAACAGGCAAAGATAGATTACCCAATGGTAATTATATTCAAACAACTGCTCAGCATTTTGTCATCATATCTGATGGTAAAGTAACTGAAACAGCTTTGATATCTATGTCTTCATCACAAAGAAAGATTTCCAAAAAATGGATTTCTGCGATGATGAGCATTACTAAAGATGGAAAAGACGGTCCATATACTCCGCCACCTTTCAGCCACATCTATAAGTTATCTTCAGTTAAGAACACTGGAAAAGGTAATGAATGGTATGGTTACAGTGTAATTAAGGTTGGAGAAATAACTGATACAAATCTATATGCTAGAGCTAAGAAGTTTTATGAGAGCTGCAGTAGAACTGATCAGGCTAACGGAAAAACATCATAAGATTCCATTCCGGTTGGAATTGTGGGCGGGAGCGGGAGACTTAACTCGCCCATATTAAAGTTATGAAAGATTTAGAAAAATTTAAAGAAATATTTGAAGGTCTAGACTGCGCCTACGGTCAAACAGTCAAGACAGATCAATTTAGTGAAAAAGGTAAACATAAAACAAAATCGTTTACTATTACTAAACGTCCTATTGATAAACTTTGGCAAGATCATTTAGATGGAAAAGATCCTGCATTAGGAATTGTTCCTATAAGTAGTGATAATAAATGTAAATGGGGATGTATTGATATTGATACTTATCCTTTCGATCATAAGAAATTTATTCAGAAATTAAAAGAAAAGAAAATACCTTCTATTGTTTTTAGATCTAAATCAGGAGGTGCACATTCTTTTATATTTACTAAAGTTAAAGTACCTGCAATTGTTATGAGAGAAAAACTAAAAATGATTGCATCTGCAATGGGTCACGCAAAAGCAGAAATATTTCCTAAACAAGATTACATAAGAGTTGATAGAGGAGATACAGGTAGTTTTTTGAACTTACCTTATCATGGAAATGGGAAAACAGTTCGATACGCTTTTAATGATGAAGGAGAAAGTATTAGCTTATCTGAGTTCTTTACTTTTTATGAAAGTAAAGCATTAACAGAAAACCAACTTAATAAACTCCAAATAAAAAAAGAAATAGCAGAAGAAAAAGAAGATGATTTTAAAGGAATACCTCCTTGTCTTGAAACACTTTTATCAGAAGGTGTTGGAGAAGGTAAGAGAAACGATTGTATGTATAACGTAGGAGTGTATCTTAAAAAAAGATACGATGAAGGTGTTTGGCAGAAAAAGATGGATGAATATAACACCAAATATATGAAGCCCCCTTGTAATAGCCAAGAGATGGTTAAGACTATCGCATCGGTTGGAAATAAAGAATACCAATATAAATGTAAAAATGAACCTATAGTTAGTTTTTGTAATGCCAAGAAATGTGTCACAAGAGAGTTTGGTATTGGAGATGATGGTCCTGTACCAGAAATAACTGAACTTAGAAAATTTGATTCAGACCCACCTATTTATTTTGTATCGATTGGAGGAGAAAGTGTTGAAGTTGAAGATGCAACACTACATGATCCTGAAAAATTCTCATTAGCTTGTATGAATCAAATAGGTAAACCTATGATGCCTGTTCCAAAACATTCATGGAGAAAACTATTAATAAAACTTTTTAAAAATTTAGAAACAATTCCTGCTCCACCTTCTTCTAAAATAGATGTTCAATTAACAGAAATACTAGCGGATTATATTAACAAAACTCCAGGAAAAGAAATGAAGGATGTATTAAGAGGAATATCTTACACAAATAGAGAAGGAGTAACCTTTTTTAAATTTAAAAACTTTTGGAAGTTTTTGTTAAGAACAAAATCTTGGCCTGATAAAACTTATCCTAAACAAAAAACAATTAGATTAATGGAAACATTATTTAATGTTAAGGAAGAGACTCCTAAAATAGGAAGTAAGACAGAACGATTACTAGTAATGCCTACTATTAAACTAACAAGACCTAATCCTAGAGTTAATAAGCGAGAGAAAGAGCCGTGGGAATAAACCGAACAATCATTCACGGTCCTCCAGGAACTGGAAAAACTTTTAGATTAGTTAATCACCATTTAGAACATGAGATTAATGTATTAAAAACAGATCCTCAAAAAATTATTTACATCACCTTTAGTAATGCAGCAGCAACGGAGGCAAGAGATGAAAGAATAAACCACAACCTTCTTTACATCTCAACCATGCATTCTTTAGGTACTCGAGAATGTAAAATGGATACTAAGAAAAATTTATTAAAGAGTAATAAAAAATGGAGAGTATTTAAAAATTACCCTAATCATGAAGCTTACGCTAATATGTCTTTTGTAACAAAACTAGATGCTTCGGGTACTCCCACTTATGAAAATGATCATATGCAGATTATACAATACGCTAGATCAAAGAGAATTGATTTACAAGAATCAGCAATACAGTTGGGAAAGCATGAATCAGTGGATATCGATTTTACAATTCAATTAGAGCAAGACCTAAAGACATTTAAAGATGATACAAAAATGATAGAGTTTTCTGATATGATTGAATTATTTATTGAAAGAAAGAAATGCCCTGATATCGAAGCTGTGTTTCTTGATGAAGCTCAAGATTTAAATCCTTTACAATGGAAAATGTTTTTCTATATAGAAGAGCAATGTAAACGATCTTACATCGCAGGAGATGATGATCAAACGATTTACGGCTTTCAAGGTGCAGAGCCTGACATATTTGTAAACTTGCAAGGAACCTTTGATCCTCAAGAAGACTCACACCGAGTTCCAAGAAAAGTACATAAAAAAGCATTAGAAGTTATATCTCAAATTACTAAAGAAAATAGAGTAGATAAAAAATGGAATGCAAGAGATGCCGAAGGAAAGGTTTTTGAAAACATGTATTTAGATGAAATAGATTTTTCTGAAGGCGAGTGGATGATATTAGCTCAAACCAATAAATTACTGGATGAAATTGGAGAATATTTTTACGGTCTTGGAATAAGATTTACTGGAAAAGTAAATAGTGCTTTACCTAATGAAATTTTACAAGCGTATCAGACCTGGGTTAAATTAAATAATGGAATAAGAGTTAGTAAGGAAGATGCTAAAGCTGTTTATGAACAGTTTCTTAAGTCCACAGCAGGACACGTTAAACATGGTTTTTCTAGTGGCAAGACACTAGATCATGTGGAGAACGTAAATTTACAGGAACTAAAAGAAAATCACGGGCTACTCGTGACAGGCAGCTGGGAGCAATTTACTATAGGTGAAGAAATTAAGAATTATATTAAAACTTTATTAGAAAAAAAAGATGACTTAATGAAAGACACGAGAATAGAGTTATCAACGATGCATGGATCAAAAGGAAGAGAATGTGAAAATGTTTTAGTTTTTCCAGATTATGGAACAGAGAATCAATTTAAACCTTATTTGGAAGCTATAAACAATCCAGATGCGCAACATAGGTTAGTTTATGTGGCGGTAACCCGAGCTAAAAATAAACTCTATCTCATGGCACCTTTACATGATGATTTCTACACTATAGGAGGAATAATAGAATGAGTGCATACGACAAACAAATAGGAGGATCTCACTACAAGGATATGACCATCCAACCCAGTGAGTTTATAAACAAGAACAAATTGCTTTTTGCAGAAGGCAATGCTATCAAGTACATCTGCAGACATAAACAAAAAGGAGAAAGACAAGACTTAGAAAAAGCAAAACATTATATCGATATGATATTAGAAAGAGACTACCCCGATAAAGAAGAGAAACAAGAAACATGGTTAGAAGGATATAAAAAATGGAAAGATAAATCATAATGTTCGAAGCACCCATAGAATGGGTCTGTCCTGAATCTTTTCCAGATTTAAGAAGATACCCCCATATTGCCATAGATTTAGAAACAAAAGATCCTGGACTAACTAAGCGAGGGTCTGGAGCTTTAATTAATGATGGTGCCATTGTTGGCGTAGCAGTTGCCGTCAGCGGATGG